GGCCGATAAACTGGCTGGCATCGCGCGCGCCGTGCCGTTCGCTGCCGGCATGGCGCCATTCGCGGCTGCGCTGCAGATCCTGATAAGCGACGGTCGACATGCCGAAAACGAACATGCCCAGCGTCATCAGTTCGCGGGCGGTCGGCGTGGTGTCTGGCGGTCTGCTGGCCATGTCTAACTGTCCTGGTAGTTCGAGCGGGCGGCGATGCCGGCCTGCTGTTCCAGCCTGCGGATGACGCGATCGGCCAGGAATTCGGCATCCTCGCCAGGCTGCTGGGTGATGTTGAAGGTGACCTGCAGTCCGCCGCTGCGGGGGTCGCCCGGTCGCGCCTGGCCGTTTCCGGCGGCAGCGACCGATGGCGCCATAGCCATCGCGCCGGCAGCCGCGGCGCCGGTGGCCAGCCTGCCGGCTGCATTCAGGACATTGCGGCGCCCGCGATCGATTCCGACCGCCATGCCTTCGGCGGTGTGCCCGCCGATCGCCATGAAGACGCGCGACGGGGATTTGATGCCCAGAAGGTTCTTGACCTTGCCGACGCCCGATTGGACGACGCCCTTCAGCGCGTTCCAGACCGCACCATGCGCGCCGGCGATGCCGCGCGCGAGCCCCAGGACGATGTCGCGACCGACCGCCAGCATGTTCGACCCGAAATTCGCCAGCCAGGCTTTCCCCGCGTCGAAGGCGGCCTTGATCTTGTCCCAATTCTGCCAGACCGCGATGCCCAGCATGACCAGCGCCGATATGACCAGGCCGACCGGTCCCAGCATGAAGCGAAAGGCGATGCCGGCCAGGCGCAGTCCGGTGGCCAGGCGCGGCAGCATGGCCGCCAGCGACCCGACGACGCGGAATTTGTGCCACAGCGAAACGACCGTGGCGAGCGGCCCCATAAGCCCGCCGGTGACCAGCAGGACCGCGCCCAGCCCGATCTTGAAGACCGCCAGGCCGGCGACCAGCTTGGCCAGCGTGGCCGCGGCTTCAGGATTGCGCTGCGCCCAGGCAGCGACCGAGTTGCCGAGATTCGACAGCATGGTCAATACCTGGGTGGCGACCGGCAGGAGCGTGTTGCCCAGCGTGATCGCCAGCGCCGAAGCGCTGCCCAGAAACGCCTTCCATTGAACGGTCGCATCGCGCGCGGTGCGCTGGGCGAAAGCCTGGTCGACCGTGCCGCCCGAATTGAGCGCCGCGGCGCGGATGCGGCGGTATTCGTCCAGGTTCTGGATTAGCGCCATGATGCCCATGCGCGCCTGCATGTCTTCGAAGGCGAAGCCCAGCTTCTTGTCGTCGCCGCCGGTCGCCTTGTCGGTAATCATGGCGATGGCTTCCAGCGAAGAATGGCCTTCGTCGGTCAGCTTCTTCATCGCCGCGGGCAGGTTGACGCCGAAGTTCTTTTCGAAGGCGCGGATGGTCGCCGGCGCGTTGATCTTCGCCAGCAGGTTCTTGACGTTATTGCCCGCTTCGTCGGCATTGCCGGCGGTGAACATGGCGACCTGCAGCGCCGCGGATAGGTCGGCAACCGCTGGGACGCCCTTTTCGCCCAGGGCTTGCATCTGCGCGGTCAGCGAAGGGAAGTGCCGCGCCATGTCGCGCACTTCGAAGCCGCCTTCATTGCCGGCAGCGGCCATCGCGTCGAATATCCTGGCGGTTTCGGCGCCGGCGACCTTCAGATTGTTGACGCTGGCGAAGGCCGCATCGGCGGCGTCGGGAATGTCGACCTTGTAGGCGGTGGCGAGGCGCCCCGCGGGCCCGATCGCCTGGGTCGCGGCGTCCAGGCCCATGCCCTTCGCCATCAGCAGGTCCAGGCCGCTGCGGATGTCTTCGGGCAGTTGCTTGGCGTCCTTCGCCATGATGACGATGTTGCGCGCCAGGCGATCGGTCTGGGCATTCGAGAGCGCGGCCTTTTGCTGGATGTCGACCATCCCGCTGGAAAATTCGGCTGCCGCCTTCGTCGCCAGGATGATCGGGGTGGCGAGCGCGGCGCCCTGGACGATATGATCGCGCCCGCGCGCCTTCATGTCTTCGCCGCGCGCCACCATCGCCCGCCGGTCGCCTTCGATCGCACTAAGCTTCTTGCGGCGATCCAGCTGGCGGTTGGTGTCTTCGATCGCGGATTCCAGCGCGCGTTCGCGGTTGACCAGGTCGCTGACATTGCCCGACGCGCCGGCGATTTCGCGGCGGACATCGCGTAGCTGGCTTTCCAGCTTGCGGCCTTCGCCGCGCAGGTCGCCCAGCGAGCGCGAGCCCTTCTTGCCCAGCGCCATGATATTGCGCAGGCTGCCGGACATCTTGTCGACGCCGACGAAATTGACCAGCAGCGACAGCTTGTTCGACATCCTATTTCACGCCTTTCATTTGCTTCAGCCGGTCGATCGCCAGGCGGTGCCAGTCGGCCAGTTCGTCAAGCGCCAGCGCCTGCAGGTCAGACAGCGGCCAGTGAAAGATGGCCGCGATGTCCGCCATCAGGTCTTCGACTGTTGCTCGGCCATCAGCGCTTCCATCAGCGCCTTCTCGCCCTTCGTCATAAAAAAACCGCGGATGGTCCCGCCAGCCTCGGCCAGATCGGCAGGGTCCAGGTTGCCGCATTCTTCATCGGTCAGCGCCGGCTCGCTGATGCGCGGCAACAGCTTCAGCGTGGTCGAGATGTCGGTTTCCATGATCGCGGAAAGCGTGAGGCCGCGCAGTTCGCCCGCCTTGGGCTTGCGCAGCTGCAGCTTGGCGATGGTGGTGTCGCCGCGCGTGATCGGCGCGACCAGGTCGATCGATTCGAACTTGGCGGTCTGGGCGGTCTGGGCGGTGTCGGTGGCGGTGTCGGTCATTGCGGGGACTTCCTGTTGCTTTCGGCCTGCCGCTTAGCGACATCGGGCCAGGACTATGCGGGGACGCTGGGGCGGGACTGGCGCGACCGAGAGGCAAGCCGGCCAGTCCCGCATCCGCCGATCGGCTGCCCCGCAAAAGGACCGACCGGCGAACCTTCGGGTCAGCTGCTGATGATGGCCATGATCTCGGCATAGCGGTCGAAACCGTCGACCTTGAAGACGCCGTTGACCATGTCGATTTCCACTTCGGTGCGACCGTTCACTTCGCGCCGGTAATAGGCGAGCGGCAGCGTGTAATCGTGTTCGGTGTCGTCGCCAGGCTTGGCGGTGCCTGGGCTGATTTCGGAAAAGCGCGCGCCGATGTAGCATTCGACCGCCTGGGCGGCGGTGCCATCGTCGGCCTGGTAAGCGCCAGTCAGGCGGACGCGGACGCCGTCGACCCGCGTAGTGCCGAACTTGCGAATCAGCGACGCTTCATGCCCGCCCATTTTCAGCTTCGCTTCCATGCCTTCCAGGCCCAGGTCGATCTTGACCGGCCCGATCATCCCGCCGCCGCGCCAGTCTTCGGTCGCCAGCGCCAGGTTCGGTTCTTCGAATTCGGCGATCTTACCCAGATAGCCTTCGCCATCGACATGGGCGTTCATGTTCTTCAGTTTCTTGGGGATGCCCATGACAGGGTTCCTTTCGCGGGTGGTCAGGTGGCGGTGGGAGGTCGCGGCGCTAGATCAGCTGGTCGGCGAAGCCCGAATAGTAGAAGTCGGTGATGACCAGGTCGATGTTCGGGTTCTCGAGCGGCGCCGCGGGCGTGAAGTCGATGCGGAAGCGCGGGCGACCGGCAGCCAGTTCCTGCGCGCTGTTGACATCGGGGTCGAAGAACATTTCCGCGCCGATGATCTGGCCTTCGGCGGCCAGCTGGCGGAAGCGCGCATTGCCGGTTTCCAGAAGGTCCTTGATAAGCCCGATGGTCATCGGCTTGTCGATGAAGGGCGACACGATCTGCGCGCAGATGTCCTGCAGCGCGTGACTGGTGCGGACCGCGCTTTCGAAGACGAATTCGGGTTGCGCTGCAGGATCGGCGCAGGTGCGGTTGCCCCAGAAGCGGAAGCCGGTCTGGCGGATGATGGTGGTCACTTCCTGCGCATTGAGAACGCCGGCATCGGTCGACGGGTCGACCAGGTCGAAGTGGACATCGCGCGCCAGGCCGGTGACGCCGACCAGCGGGACGTTCGACAGCGTCTTGTGCCATCCGGTCGATTCATCGATCTGCGCGCGCAGGCCCAGCGCGCGGGCAATGGCGTCGCCACCGCCCTGGCTGGTGTCCGGCCAGATGACCATCAGTTCGCGATGGTCGAAGTTGTCGCGATAGGTCAGCGCTTCGTCGATGTCGTCCGCCGGCGCCACGCCATCCGCGCCCTTCGCGCCGACATAGGCGAAGCCGCGCAGCGCCTTGGCGATGGCGACCAGTTCTTCGGCGACCGGTTGGCTGTCGAGCCCTGGCGCGCCCAGGATGCGCGGCTTGACGCCGACCTTCGTTTCGGCGGCCTTCAGCGCCTGCAGGCCGGTGTAGATATTGCCATCGGTTGCGCCGATGACATTGGCTTCGGTGGCTTCCTGGTCGGCGCCTTCTGCGACGCGGACGACGACGACGACAGGGCTGGCCTGGTCGCCGATCGCGGCCAGCGCCGGCCCAAGCGTCCCGCCATCGCCGGCCTTGCCTGAAGCGATGTCGACGCCGCCGGTGATAAGGACCGGTTCGTCGAGCGGGAAGGCTGCGTCCAGGTCGGCCTGCGCTTGCGCGTCGCCGCTGGTGGTCGCGGTCGCGACGATGCCGATGACCGCCAGGCTGATGGCGCCCAGCGCGCGCGCTCCGCCGGCGGATTCGGTAAGGGTCAGGCCGTGGTGGAATGCCATGTCTCGGGTTCCTTCAGTTTGCCGCCTGGGCGCGTTGCCCGCGGGTGGTGTCGATGGGGATGGTCAAGGTGGTCAGCGAGTTCGCCGGCGGCAGGTCGAGCCGCTGGCCTTCGATGCGGATGGTCAGCTGGCCGGCAGCGGCATCGCCCTGTAACGAGACGCGCGTCAGGCGCAGGCGCGGTTCCCAGCGGCGTAGTGCGATCGCGGTGGCGGCGTGCATCAGCATTCGCGCGGCGCCGTTGACCGGCTTGTCGATCAATTCGAACAGCAGGCTGCCATAGTCGCGGCGCATGACGCGGCTGCCGAGAGGCGTAGAGAGGATGTCACCGATCGATTGCGCCAGATGCGCTTCGCCTTCCAGGCGCTTTCCGGTGGTGGCGCTGATGCCGATCATGCGCAGGGCATGGGGTCTTTCGCGCGCGAAAGGCCAGCGGCGGCAGCGGTGAAAGGCGCTTCGACCGTTGCCGCCGGTCGGGTCAGCTGGGTGGCTGGGTTTCGCTGCCGCCGGACTGGACGCCGCCATGCTTGTGGCCGGTCAGGCTGACTTCGTCGGCTATCACGTCTTCGGCGGCGGTCAAGGTTTCGTCGACCTGGACCGCGCCCTGGACGGCCAGGTCGCCTTCGATGGTGACATTGCCGCGCAGCGTGATGCCGCCAAGCGCTTCGATGACCGCGGTGGCGTCCGCCGGCAATATGGCGGTCAGCGCGTGACCTGTCGGGTCATAGGTGATCTTTGCGCCATCGGCCCATTCGATCGCTTCGGCTTCGGAATTGCCAAGCGGCGGGAAGGCATCCTGGACGATGCCCAGCAGCGCGACCGCGGCGCCCAGCTGGCCATCGGGCGCCAGCAGCAAGACCTGTTCGCCCACGCTGGGCGGCGACCATACCCGCGTCAGTCCGGCGCGCGGCGCCAGCCAGCGGATCGGCGGCGTCTCGGCAGTGTCTTCGCCTTCAGGGTCACCATAGCGGACAACGCAACGCGCGCCGGCCAGGTCGACCGACAGGACGGTCCCGACGCGGATCATCGCGGCGAGGTCGGCAGGTATTTCGTCAAATGCTTGCTGCGGGTCGAACAGCCTCATTCGTTCGCACTCGCAT